GAAATCAACCGTGAAGTTGTTCGCTCGATCATCATTACCGCTGAAAAGGGTGCAACCGATGGTACCACAACTGCTGGTATCTTCGATCTTGACACTGACTCAAACGGTCGTTGGTCGGTTGAAAAGTTCAAGGGTCTTCTGTTCCAAATCGAACGCGAATGTAACCAGATTGCTAAGCAAACACGTCGTGGTAAGGGTAACATCATCATCTGTTCGTCAGACGTAGCGTCTGCTCTTCAGATGGCTGGTGTACTTGACTACGCTCCTGCGCTTAACAGCAACAACCTGAACATCGACGACACAGGCAACACATTTGCTGGTGTTCTTAACGGTCGTATCAAGGTTTATATCGATCCATATGCAGGCACCAACTTCCTGGTTGTTGGCTACAAGGGTTCGAATGCCTTTGACGCTGGTCTGTTCTACTGCCCATATGTTCCACTTCAGATGGTTCGTGCAGTTGATCCAAACAGCTTCCAGCCAAAGATCGGCTTCAAGACACGTTACGGCATGGCTCCAAATCCATTCGCTAAGGGTACTACAGCTGCTAACGCAACTGCAACTCTTGAGCAGGATTCGAACAAGTACTACCGTCGCGTTCTTGTTAACAACCTTATGTAATCATAAGAGTTGGGTAACCAACCAAAAACTAAGGGAGGGGGATCGAAAGGTCCTCCTCCTTTTTTTATGTACAATATAAATAGAACAGTATATAATGCTAATTAGCAGCTCAGAGGTATATAGTGGCCAAATCGATTAATCCAAACTTCCTGTCACCACTAAGCTTTAAGTTCGTGTTGTCACGTACACCGAATCTTAACTTTAATGTGCAGACTGTTCGTTTACCTGGCATGTCATTGTCATCGACTGACACTGCTACTCCATTCGTTACAATTCCTAACTCTGGAAAGATCACGTATGCACCTCTGACAATCACATTTCGTCTTAATGAAGACATGGCCGATTATCTCGAGATTCACAACTGGATGGAAGGTCTTGGCGCGCCATCGACTTTTAGCCAGTATGCAGATCAAAAGAACAGTCTAGAAGGTCTTTACTCAGATGCTACGTTGGTGATTAACAATAGCAGAAAACTTGGCAACCTGTCAGCAACCTTCTATGATATATTTCCAATAGAGATCTCTGATCTGCAGTTTACTACCATGGATACAGATGTGAACTATATTGAATGCACGGTAGATTTTCGCTATCTACGACGCGAAATAGGTGTACTTAATTCGTAAACCGTGATATAAAGGTTATTATGAAGATTGATGACATATACGCCCAATGGGAGCAGGATTCCCATATCGACCGTTCAGAACTTGGCAACGAGGCTCTGAATATCCCTAAACTCCACCACAAATACTTCAAGATATTCACGAACGAACGACTGGTTCTTCGGAAGTACGAAGCTGAACTCAAGCAACTGAAACTTGCCAAGAATGAGTTCTTTACTATGGGACCAACGGAGGATACACATGCTAAGGGATGGAGACTTCCACCTCAGGGCAAAATCATCCGTTCTGACGTGAATAACTATATAGAGGCAGATCAAGAGGTGATCGATATGTCATTGCGTATTGGTGTCCAACAAGAAAAGATTGAGCTTCTAGAGTCAATCATCAAATCCCTGACTGGCCGTGGCTTTAATATTAAGGCAGCGATTGAATGGGAGAAATTTAAAGTTGGTATTTAATGAGTGATGTCCACCTAAAATACATCAATAGTGTACATATTAAGGTTATTGCAGATCCGTCGACCATCATGGAGTTGTCGGATCATTTAACATTCTATGCAGACAACTATAAATGGCATCCTAAGTACAAAGCACGGATGTGGGATGGCAAGATACGTCTTCTGAACAATCTGTCTGCAATCGTCTATGGTGGTCTGGCGCAGAGAATCAAGAAGTTCTGTGATGCACGTGGTTACACACTAACCTTTGATGATGAGCTCACCTATGCCAACGTATCTGAGTATGAACTGGCTGAGTTCATTAAGTCACTGAACATTCCTGAGAAGTACAGCAGCCGTGACTACCAGATCAAGTCAATTCTTAAATGTATTCGTTCAGGTCGTAGAACACTTATAAGTCCTACGTCATCAGGCAAATCTCTCATGATCTACATTATCATGAGATGGTATCAACAACACAAAGGACTGATCGTCGTTCCTACGATTGGTCTAGTCGGACAGATGGAAAGTGATTTTAGAGATTATGGGTACACTGGTAACATACATGTTAGTACTGATGGGCTTAGCAAATCTAATGCTATTGATTGCGATATTGTTATTACTACTTGGCAGTCTCTTAACAACGGAAAAACCAAAATGCCAAAGCAATGGTACGCCCAATTCGGGTGCGTGTTTGGAGACGAAGCTCACGGATGCAAGGCAACGAGCCTCATACAAATCCTATCTAGCCTCGAAACCTGTAAATACCGTTTCGGATGTACAGGAACGTTGGACGGACATGTTCTCAACGAAGCAACCATCGAAGGACTCTTCGGACCGCAGTACAGATCCACAACAACCAGACAGTTAATGGAGGATGGTTACGTAGCCAAACTCAAGATTAAATGTATTGTACTGAAGTACCCAGATGAAGTTAAGAAACAGTTCCATACAACTGTAAACAAGAAGAAGAAAACGTACCAGGAAGAGATTGACTATCTTGTAAACAACGAGAAACGTAACAAGTTTCTCAAGAATCTGACTTTGTCACTCAAGGGAAACAAACTACTATTCTTCAGGATTATTGACCATGGAAAACTATTACATACCGCCATTAGTGCAAGCCATGACCATAATGTTTTTTATATTGATGGTTCTGTATCAGGCGTGGACCGGGAAAGTATCCGTCGCGCTATCGAAGATGAAGAGAATGCTGTCCTCATTGCGTCGCTAGGTACTACATCGACCGGTGTAAGTATTAACAAGCTGCACCATATGATTGCTGCATCTCCGTCCAAGTCAAAGATTAAGGTGCTTCAATCCATTGGCCGTATGCTACGTATGCATGAAGACAAGGAAGAGGCAGTTCTCTACGATATTGTCGACGACCTGTCATATAAGTCACAGCCAAACTTTACTCTTAACCACTTCCTGGAACGTTGCAAGATCTATGACGCCGAGAAGTTTGAATATGAAATCTACAACGTGAGGTTATAATGATTAGAATTTATACGTTAGTCAACGGTGAACAGATTATCGGCGAGTTTGCAGACAGTGCCGCCTACAGCGAAAGTACTATCAAAGATCCGTTCTACATTATGGAAGCACAAGATGAATACGGAAATAGTGGCATGAAGCTAATAAATGTGTGTACATTTTCTGAAGAACAGTGTATCATAGTAAGTAATAAGCACATTGTATTCTCTATAAAAGCAAATGAACCCATGACTCGCTACTATGAAAAGGTAGTAGCTGCTCATAGCAAATCTTCAGTCAAGAAGATGATCGACGATGCTATCCAAGAAATGGATGATATGGAAAACACACTGCTTGAAGTTGTCTCAAAAAGACTCGTAGGCGGGTCAACGATTAACTAAGGAAATATCATGAAAGATTCACAGCCAAATCCGGTTAAGAAAAAGAAAACCACTAACTATATTGACAACAAGAAGTTCTACACAGAGATGGTAGTCTATCGTCGTCTATGTGAGGAAGCGACTGCTGCCGGTGAACCACGTCCTGTTGTATCTAGATATGTCGGTGAATGTATCATGATGATTGCCACCCGCTTGGCGACACGTCCCAACTTTGTCGGCTACTCATATAAAGACGAGATGATCTCAGACGGTATCGAGAACTGTCTGGCATATATCCACAACTTCAATCCGGATAAGTCTACCAACCCGTTTGCATACTTTACACAAATCATCTACTATGCATTCCTTCGTAGAATTCAAAAGGAAAAGAAGCAGCTGTACATCAAGCACAAGAGCTTTGAGAACAGCATGATTATGAACACACTGGTTGACATGGCACCAGAAGACAAAAGCCATTACTCTGCCGCCTTTATAAATGTATCTGAGAAACTTGGTGAACTTGTAGAGAAGTTCGAAGCTAAGAATCCGGTTACACCGAAGGCCAAGAAAGGCATAGAGAAATTTATCGAGGACGATACAGATGAGACTTAATATTCCACCCCTGCTGGAACAGATCAGAGAGAACATGCTTGATGCCAAGGCATCACCAACTGTCAGATTTAACTACAGCCAAACGATGCGTTCTATTAAAGAGTACGCCGAACAATCCATAAAAGAGTACGAAAAGGCAGAACTCAAGAGGACCCGTTAATGAAAATTGCTTTGATAACTGATACACACTGGGGTGCACGTGGGGATAGTCCTGCGTTCGCCGAGTACTTCAATAGGTTTTATTATGAACACTTCTTCCCATATCTTTCTGAACACGGCATTACTAACATTTTCCATCTTGGCGATATTGTTGATCGCCGAAAATATATCAACTTTGTTACCGCCCGCCACCTACGTAAGTTCGTCGAGCATTGTGACGTATCAGGCATCCGACTCGATGTAATCATCGGGAACCATGACACCTCGTTCAAGAATACGAACGAGGTCAACTCTATGAGGGAGCTCTTTGAGCATTCAACCTATGATATCCACTATTATTCTGATCCTGGTGTTGTTAGTCTTGGTGGCACCGACATCGCAGTCATTCCCTGGATCTGCTCAGGCAACTACGAAGAGTCGATGCAATTCATCAAAGACACTAACGCGCAGATCCTTTTTGGGCATCTCGAGCTTGCCGGCTTCGAAATGTACAAAGGAGCAATAAATGACCATGGGTTCGATTCTAAGATCTTTGATAAGTTTGATCTTGTTTGTTCCGGCCATTTTCATCACAAGTCTACTCGTGGCAACATTAATTACCTGGGCGCTCCTTATGAAATGTCTTGGTCGGACTACAATGATCCACGCGGCTTTCACGTCTTTGATACAGAAACCAGAGAAATAGAGTTCATCCGTAATCCGCTGACTATGTTCAACAAGGTACATTATCACGATCAGGATAAAACTATTGACGAGATCATGGACATGGACTTCGACCACTACAAGGGTTCGTATGTCAAACTGATCGTTCATACCAAGACGAATCCTTACTGGTTCGATATGTTCGTCGACAAGATCGAGAAGGCTGGTGTGCTGGATCTTCAGGTCGTAGACGATAACCTGAACCTGCAGCTTGAGGATGATGGTGACATTGTCAATGAAGCTGAGGATACATTGACCGTCCTGAACAAAGTAGTCGATCAGGTAGAGTCACGAGTGGATAAAAAAGTGTTGTACAATTTCTTAAGTTCGCTGTATAATGAAGCTTTAAGCGTGGAGTAGGTATGACAGAAAACGATTCATATACCTGGCCTGGTAAACTCTATGAGTGGTTGCACGAATATGAGGAATATGGCCTTAGATCAGAACGTCTATTAAATGATATTGCACAAGGTGATTCCAAGAGAATATTGGAATGGATCAAGGCTGCATATCAAATTGGTCGAGAACATGAGAACCTTGGCTGGATTGAATCGCACTGGGATGATGGCAAATAATGATTCTATTTAAAACAATTCGTTGGCAGAACATGTTGTCCACCGGTAACCAGTTTACCGAGGTGGCACTTGATCGTAGTAAGTCGACATTGATCGTCGGGGAAAACGGGGCTGGCAAGTCTACGATCCTCGACGCATTGTCGTTTGCTCTCTACGGCAAGCCGTTCCGTAACATCAACAAACCACAACTGCTCAATTCTATGACACAGAAGAATTTAGTCGTAGAATGCGAGTTTATGGTAGGTTCTAAGCATTTCCGTGTAAAACGCGGCATTAAACCTCAAATCTTCGAAATCTATCAAAATGGTGAAATGATAAATCAAAATTCATCCGCCAGGGATTATCAAGAGTACCTTGAGAAGAGTATTTTGAAATTAAGTTTCAAGAGTTTTGGCCAAATTGTCATCTTGGGCAGTGCCAATTATCTCCCGTTCATGCAATTACCTGCACATGCTCGCCGTGAGGTCATTGAGGATCTTCTGGACATCCAGATCTTTACCACAATGAACAACCTACTCAAGGAAAAGATTGCTACAAACAAGGCAGCTATCAATGAGGTTGGCTTTCAGATAAACCTGATCGAGAACAAGATCGAGTTGACAAACAAGCATATTGATTCTTTGAAGTCGAACAACGATCATCTGATTAAGCAAAAGCAGGATCTGATCCGGGAACTGTCTAATTGTGTAACTGAAACAGCAGCTAGTATTACCGTAGCAAATATTAAGCTTATGGACAAGGCTAATCTGATTGTTGACAGTGAGAAGGTGATCTCAAAGCGTACAAAGTTGATTGAACTTGAGAGTCAGCTTGAAACCAAGATCCGCAGTCTCAAGAAGGAAATCACCTTCTATCATGACAATGATAGTTGCCCGACTTGCCGTCAGGGTATCGACCACGATTTCAAGAATGAAACTATCGGTGATCGTGAAACAAAGCAGAATGAAATTACTGATGCTTTACAAAAGATCGAGGCAGAGATTAATGCTATCAATGATCGTGTCAACGAGATCACAGAGATCAACAAAGAGATTACGGCTATTAACACCAAGATCACCGAACTGAACTCTGATATCCGCTCATGGGATAATAGCATCAAGACTCTGCAGACTGAGATTGATGGTCTGAAGAAGAATACCACAGTTATCAATGAGAGCAAGGATGATCTTCACGTCCTAAACGATCAGTTGGCTGCACAGCAGAAACACAAGGAAGAACTGGCCAATGAACGGTCAGTGATTGAAGTAGCTGGTGTATTACTCAAGGACTCTGGTATCAAGACCAGGATCATCAAGCAGTATGTTCCTATCATGAACAAACTGATTAATAAATACCTCGCGGCTATGGACTTCTTCGTCCAGTTCGAACTGGACGAAAACTTTAATGAAAAGATTAAATCACGCTTTAGAGACGAGTTCTCTTATGCATCTTTCTCCGAGGGCGAGAAAATGCGTATTGATCTTGCTCTTATGTTTACCTGGAGGGCTATTGCTAAGCTTCGCAATAGTGCTTCTACTAATCTTCTCATCATGGATGAAGTCTTTGACTCATCGCTTGACGTCGGCGGCACGGAAGAGTTCCTCAAAATCCTTGAAGGGCTGACTGGCGATACGAACACATTCATCATCAGCCACAAGGGCGATCAGCTCTATGACAAGTTCCATAGCGTAATCAAGTTTGAGAAGCACGCCAACTTTAGCAGGATTGCAGCATGAACCAATGGGTTCAGAAAAAAGATGACAAGTGGTACTGGTATCAAGAGTACTCAAAAGAAGAAGTGACGCTTCTTCGAAAGTATCATGTAGCCATTAGTAGAATGACAAAACTAAACTTTGATAGGATTGTGAAATGACAAGATTTATTTGGATAAGAGATCGTGATAAAATTGACCACTACGTTAATGTAGATCATATTATTAAGGTGACAAAAGTTCCGGCGCACGGGCAATTTTCTGCAGCTGCATATGTTGTTCTTCGTGATAAAAAAGAAATTGGTTTGTCACTTGATAATTTTGATACAGCCGATGATGTGATTACCAAAATCCAAGTGGCATCTGTATGATTAAAGAAATCCTAGGCAAGGACGATCCGATCCTCAAGGAGAAGATGCCGGCATTCGACTTCAATAATCCGGTTATGGATTCTGTTGAACTGTACACTATTCTTGCAGAGACCATGCGTGAGAATGAAGGCATGGGTCTATCTGCTAACCAGATCGGTGTGCGTACACGCGCATTCGTAATGAGGGGTGAAGAGATCCTTGGTGTCTTCAATCCTCGTGTAGTTGACGAATCATCGGAGACTGTGACACTGGAAGAAGGCTGCCTTTCGTATCCTAATCTTTTCGTAAAGATCAAGAGACCGAAGAGCATCAAGGTTCGTTTCACGACTCCGGATGGCCAGACGACTACCAAGACATTTACTGGTATGACGGCTCGTGTGTTCCTGCATGAACTGGACCATCTTGACGGCATTGCACATACATCACGTGCCAACCGTTACCATCTCGAGCAGGCCAAGAAGCTTGTAAAGAAATTGAAGAAGCGCCCGCTGAGTGTCCTGCCGGCTATCAGTGACGAGGCACTAGATCTTATGCATGCGTTGCAAAACTAGTGTACATTAATGGCCACGTGTGATAGATTGAGAATATCAACAAGGAGAATATTATGAGTGAAGATTGGGTACGTGACATCGCCGGTATGCATCGGTATTATGGTGTAAATGAAAAGGTACAGGAGTTTGATAAGCAGACTCTTAAGCAGTTCCTTCAATTTCGTATGTCATTCCTGACAGAAGAATTGGACGAAACCAAGAATGCAGTTAAGAACAATGACGCCGAAGAGATTGTAGATGGCCTAATCGATCTGTGTGTCGTTGCTATCGGTACACTGGACTCCATGGGCATTGATTCGTACGAAGCGTGGAACCGTGTTCTACGTGCTAATTTGGCCAAGGAAGTCGGAGTAAAGCCTGAACGGCCAAATCCTCTTGGGTTGCCGGACCTTATCAAACCGGCCGGATGGAAGGCACCATCCCATGATAAAAATCATGGTTTGTTGTCAAAACTAAAATAACTGTGTACAATTAATTCAAGTGGGTGTAAGGTGACTTATATCCACTTGAAAGGTATTTACATCATGATTGCACAAATCTTAACCGATATAGTTGAAGCTCTCACTGTAGAAAAAATTAAAATTGCTGAGAAAGTTGAAGGGGAAGGCCGAGTAGCTTCTCTTAGTGACGAAGGCACCATCATCCGCTTTCTGCAAGCACATCCAGTTTTTGGAAAATATATTTCATCTGGAGAAACCCGCGGTCATGCCGATATGCTTGTTACAGATTATAACTTGGTGACAATTCATCCTGTAAATATCAAAACTTCTATCGGCAGCTCTGACAATGCCACTTCGAAGGGCGGATTTCTTTATGCCTTGACTGATATGACTTTAGATGAGATTCCATTTGCTATGGGATGGAATAAGTTTTATAATCTTCTCGAGTCTCGTAAAGCCGATATTGAAGGTAAAGATTATTGGTTTTTATCTGTTGACAAAAATGATTCTTCAAATGTCATGATACGTGGCGCTAAGCAAATCTCTAAATATGTAGAAAACGCTAATCCAGCCAACTTGCTGCAAATTAATTGGAAAAAAGAAAAGCTTGCTGAACCAGTAAATCGTACATATGAAGAATCACATGATACTTTGGTGAATGGGATTTTGCGCTGTTATATAAAAGCACTCAATAACCTTCCTCTGGCCTGGCGAAAAGCTATAGTGGCAGCATTGGATGTCAATTAACTGTGTACATATAATGAAAACTGTGGTAGATTTAAATTATGACTGAACTATTAGAAGAACTAAAATCCATCTTTTCTGTAACCGAACCGGGTCTAGTAATTGACAGAGAGTTTATTGAACTCCGTGATAACATGAAAACTCGCCTGAATCAAGGCGGTAGAAATGACTTTAAATTTACCAAAGACATTGACTGCTTGATGCTCGAAGAATGGCTCATCAAAAAGAATATTGTTCTTGGTCCATTGGATGAACACCTTACAAAAGGTGGAGCATGTGTCTATGACTGCCGTATTGAGTTGCTAAATAGCACGGCATATGTCGACTTCAAATGCATCGATCAAAACCTGTATTATAACGTTTCTGAGCAGAAAATGGTAACCCATCCATGGGTACAAGAAGGCATTGACAAAGGTCTTCTGACTCATTACTGTTTTTATCAAATGATTCGACCTGAAGATCGTCCGTTGCAAGAAAACGATGTAGTGACATTCAAACTTATCAATGTACTTAATTCTCAATATGTGTTAGATTCGTTAATGCCCTCACAATATGAAGGCAAATATTATAAGGTGAACAAGTATGACCAATGAACGTGAATCAGTAAAAGTCCTGCAAGAATGTATCGACCTGCAGATTAGAAAGTCGCAAGACTATCAGAACCCCAACTCGAACGTAGTGCAGGCAATGCACTATCGCCGTGGCGTAGACTCTATCCATGACACCATGCATGGCAAGATGCTTCGTGCCCAGTCTCTTCTCGAGTCTGGTTCTGCAGCCAACTTCGAATCTCTCGAAGACACCTACAAAGATCTTATCAACTATGCCAGCTTTGCTGTCTCGTACATCCGTGGCAAGATGGAAGGCCAAGATCCTAATCGTGACTTCCTCAACCGTCCAATTATCGACGGCTCAAAGATTGGTGGCAACTCCAGCGTGGCAACTAAGTAATGCTTAAGGTTGAACACATTCGTGAACACTTCATTGAAGAACTGAATTATGGTCGGTTTGTCACCGACAAGACAGGTGTCAAGACCATCGAGATGATTGGTGCCACATTCGAAGCCAATCATCCATCAATCTTCGGCGATGTAAATGAGGATTACATTCAACGCGAACTTGACTGGTACAAGTCAATGTCGCTGTATGTTGATGATATTCCTGGTGTTACTCCTGCTATCTGGAAACAGGTTGCTTCGACTGAAGGTAAGATTAACTCCAACTATGGTTGGGCAATCTATAGTGAAGACAACGGATTGCAGTATCTCAATGTCCTCGATGAATTGACTGCCAATCCTAACAGTCGTCGTGCTGTGATGATCTATACTCGTCCTACTATGTGGTCTGACTATAATCATAACGGCATGAGTGACTTCATGTGCACCAATGCTGTACAGTACATGATTCGTGATGGTCAGCTGGTTGCCGTAGTTCAGATGCGTTCTAATGACGTTGTCTTCGGCTATCGTAACGACTATGCATGGCAAAAGTATGTTGCAGATATGCTGACTAAAGATTTAGGTCTTGACGTAGAACCAAAGATCATCTGGAATGTTGGTAACCTTCATGTCTATGAACGTCACTTTGATAAGGTAGTCTAATGAATAAATGGTCTGAACGTTATATGGATATCGCCAAGTCGGTTGCTACTTGGTCAAAGGATCCATCCACAAAGGTCGGAGCCGTGGTGGTAGGAGACAAAGGTCAGATCCTCAGTCAGGGATACAATGGCTTTCCTCGTGATGTCAAGGATACTAAAGACCGTTATGAAAACCGTGAAGAGAAGTACAAGTACATCGTACATGGTGAGATGAATGCAATCTATAATGCATGTCATTCGGGTGCTTCTCTGAACGGTGCAACTTTGTATGTGACGGGTCTGCCTGTCTGTTCTGAGTGTGCAAAGGGTATCATTCAGGTCGGCATCAAGAAGGTAATCATGCAGTATCCTAAGGATATCAGTAAGACATGGAGAGACTCAATGGTTATAACACTGAAGATGTTCCAGGAAGCTGGTGTTACCTTTATTTGTCATGAGGAATAAGGTACTAGTTGTCGGTATCAATCCTTCTTTCAAGAAGAAAAAGAATCCGACACTTATCCGTCTTCATCGCTGGATGGAAGAACTTGGTTGTAAACCATTCTCATTCACGAATGTAATACACAAAGAAGGTGTGTACAATAAGTCGGATATAGATTATAATTGGATTAATGAATGCAGCCGAGGCTATGACAAGATCATATGCCTCGGTGGTTTCGTATCATCGGCTATGGCCGATATCCCACATCACATGATGCCTCACCCATCTCCTCTGAACAGACGGCTAAATAGTCCCGAGTATGAGAGACAACAACTAGATCTGGCAATGGAATATCTATGGAACTGACACAATACTATGATGAATATCTTCGTTACTTTGAACTGGCCAAGGACCAACAGGCAAAGTGTAACCTAGGCACAGTTCCCTATCTTGAAAGTAATATGAACGACGATCTGTTGGAGAACGTCGAACTCTATGATGTCGTCGAACGTAAGTTCGCCGGCTTTTCTCAGATTGTAAATGATGTGTTCTATGGTTGGACTCCTGAACATCCATACTTCCATAAGATGAAACAAGGCTTCCACACACGTGAGCGTGGGTACATCGCCCGTGACTGGACTGGCAAGCATGCCGACTTCAGTCTGCCAGAGTGGCTGTACGTATTTCTTCTTCACCGCATAACCGGTTCTGGCATTAACTATTCGAGGAAGCCATCCGGATATCACAACACAATCTTGCCTCATCTCTATGAAGCTGACTCGATTGAATGGATGGTTCGTAAGTTAAACCACTATCCACATCCATTCTATACCTCAGTCGGTTATCAGTTTCCTTCCTTCCCAAAAATCCCGGCAGGTACAAACTATCAAAGAGGTGGCGACTACTATCTCTCAGAATATGCTCCGAAGCTTTGCCGTGAGTTAGCCGAATGGCTTGAGCAGTCAAATGCCAAGAAGGACATGCGTGAGATTGGTGAATGGTTGTTCGAATGGAATACCAGGCACGGTCTTAGAGTCTACCGTTTCCAGTATGCTGCATTTGTTGCCGATATTGCTGACTGGTACCCGCAATATGTTAATCTGGATAGCATGTTCTACTATGGCACGAATGCGGTGGAATGCATATCATATTTGGCTGTCAACACCGATAAGTTGAAGAAGGAAGCCTTCCTTGATAAAGTGATGGATAAGATCTACGCCGACACTGGTGCGTATCCATACAATGCAGAAGATGTGTGCTGCGACTTTATCAGATGGGTTGAGAACTATGTCAAGCCAGGAGCAGACTATAACCATCTTGACTTCGACTCTGTTTGGTCCTCGTGTAAAATTAAAGACCATCCGTATGGACGTCAACGTGCGATGTTGGACCTGGGCCTAATAAAAACATTTAACTTGATGACATCACATCCGTCCGATGATACTGTTATTAAAGCCGCCGGTATATCTGTGGAACAATACAAAGAAATGGTGAAAGCGCTATGAGTCATGATAAACACATAACCGATGGTTATAACCAGGATGTAGGTTACCGTTCTTGGGAAGAGGCCAAGGACTACTATCTAAACCTTGCTGCCACATGGACCGATCCCTATCCAGATCCGGTTGTAACTGTGCATGATGGTGTGCGTTGTGTACGTGACGATCTTATCACAGGAACTAAGGTGCGCGGCGGTGACTGTCTAATTTCAAGAATCAATCAGTCGACTATTGTATACGTACAGCCACGTACGGGTCTTGCAGGTGTATCCATCCTTGATGTTGCTAAACGTCATAATAAGAAGGTGAAGTTGTTCATGCCTTCTGCTCAACGGATTTCACACCACCAGGCATGTTGTATCGAACAGGGTGCAGAGGCATCATTCCATCGTATCGCTGCAATGCCGAACCTGAACAAGATCGCCAAGGAATGGGCAGACCAGAACGACGATGCATTCTTCGTTCCGCTTGGCCTAAAGCATGAACTCGTCACTGCTGGTATCGTCAAGGCTGCATCAAAGATTGAAGCACCAGATGAAGTATACGTAGCCATCTCGACTGGCGTTCTTTCGAGAGCAATGCAGATTGCATGGCCGAATGCCAAGTTCTACTCGGTTGCTGTATCACGTAACCTGAAAGCTGGTGAACTCGGTCGTGCTGATGTTATCTCTGACCCTATGGCATTCCAGCAGAGTGAGAAGCCTGAGAATCTGCCACCGTTTCCATGCATAGATACATATGATGGTAAGGTATGGAAGTACATTCCAAAGAATACCGGCCGCAATATCCTGTTCTGGAACGTTGGCGCAGAACCGGTTCTCAACGATCCTACCATCTATGATCGCGTAAATAGTTATCGCGATTGGCCAAAAAAATGTGTACATTTTGCCCAACTTGATGTATAGTGAATAATATGAGCATACTAATCACATCCCCATTCACCCACATATCGTCTAACATCCATTCGCATCGTGCAGCCCAGGCGGCAATATATGCAGACCAGTTAGAGGATGCCGGATACACTGTACATCTAGACCGTACTGGTGATATCCATCCTGATATCAATTCATTCGATACTATCTGTGTCTATCACGGCAATGACTGGGGTGGATCTCTTAACCTATTTGGTGGAATGAAAAACTACGGTAATATCGACAACCTGATTCGCTACTCTCAATTTAAGGGTATTGTGAAATCGTTGTGGATCGATCATCCTAAATATTCTGAGATGCTCGAGCCACGTATGAAGGGTGATATCCATCCTGACTGGGCAAAGGTTGACTGGGAAAACCTGAAGCGTATCGAGAATACTGCTGTGACTCTTAGGCAGATGACGGCAACAACAAAGGTGGTTGCCGGTGATAGCCATGCTATCTGCATGTATCGTCCAGGTTGGTTTGTTAACTCAGTGCCTTTCAAGACTCTACACGGTGCACTCAAGGAAGGTCTGAGTACGTTCATTCAACCGCATCATGAGATTGCTGAGTTCTACTTTGGCAACATCGATGTGCGTCACCATCTGATGCGTCAGGCAAATCCTGAAGAGGCAACTCGTGATCTTGCTAAAAGATACTATGAGCAACTATCTCAACTAGATCTGGCCAAGGTATATGCCTATGAACTGCTACCTATCGAGAATGAGTCTCGTGCATTGCCGAAGACTGGTTACTATAAGGGTACACCGTTCTACGGTGCATGGGAACATCGTGAGACTGTTCGCCTGATCTTCAAGGATGAGATGAAGAAACTTTGTGCACAAGGTAGTGTCAACTTCATTGAATGGGTTGACTACCTCATGAATGATAAGGGTGAACTGGACTTTGCTCACATGGAGAAACCAAAGTCTGTCCATCTATCACGTGATTCCTATCCACACTGGCAAGGTCGTAAATGGAGCGGCTTGTCTGAAACTAAACCATCAACACTAGAGGACTTTTTTATATAATGAGCGCAAAAAGGATTGAAGAAGAAATGAGCGATGCAGGAAAACTTACAATAGGACATGGATCTACTTTGAATGCAACTGGTATACCTGGAACCGAAGGCCCTCCTGGTAAAATGGGAACCATTGCAACTTTTATTCCAGGAATTAAAGCAAAGCATTTAATCGAGTATAAATACAATGAAGGCGAATCACTCAAAGAAATTCAGTCTTACATTGATGCTACGTACGATCAGCATTATTCCCGAAATAAATTCCAAGCAACAGAATTCATCATTGATGCAGGCCACGGCACCGGTTTCAATATCGGGAATATGATGAAGTACACACAGCGTTACGGTCGCAAAGGCGATCCAGCCGAATGGCGCAAAGACCTGATGAAGGTTATCCACTATGCAATTATGCAACTCCACGTCCATGACACAGAAAATAAGGATTAATTATGGGAATTGAAATTAACGTACCAATTGAAAAGTTGCGTGAGCGCAAGCTCTTTGTAGCGGCTCCTATGTATGGCGGACAGTGTGCCGGCATGTTCACTCGCTCGATCGCCGATCTCTCGGCACTATGTACCCACTACGGTATTCAGGTTCGATTCTACTTCCTCTTCAATGAGTCGCTGATTACTCGTGCACGTAACTACTGTGCTGACGAGTTCATGCGTTCAGGTGACACCCACCTGATGTTCATCGACTCGGATATCGGTTTCAATGCCAACGACGTGATTGCATTGCTTGCTCTACAGTCGCAGAATCCAGAAGATGATGACTATGATATCATCGCAGGTCCTTATCCAAAGAAGTGTATCAGCTGGGAAAAGATCAAGCTTGCAGTTGACAAGGGCTTCGCCGATGAAGATCCTAATCAGCTTGAGAAGTATGTAGGCGACTATGTCTTCAATCCTGCTGGTGATCGTGGTGAGATTCCACTCGGTGAACCGGTTGAAGTTCTCGAAGCTGGTACCGGATTCATGATGATCCGTCGTAACACTTTCGACAAGTTTGCTGAAGCTTATCCTCAGCAGATGTACAAGCCTGACCATGTTCGCACAGAACACTTTGATGGTTCACGTGAGATCATGGCCTTCTTCGATACGCCTATCTGTCCAGACACGAAGCGTTACCTGTCGGAAGACTACATGTTCTGTCAGTGGACACGTAATGCTGGTATGAAGGTATGGTTCTGCCCATGGATGCAACTACAACACGTCGGCATGTATGTCTTCGGTGGTAGCCTTGTTGACCTGGCTCAGATCGGTGCAGCAGCCACGGCTGATGTCGGTCAATTAAAGAAGAAAAAGTAAAATAGTGATGTACACTTATCCGCAGTCATGCTATACTGGTAAATGACTACGGATAAGTCATTATAACATGGAGATATATTATGAAGCTTAATACGAATACTACTCAGATCCTTAAGAACTTCTCGTCTATTAATCAGAACATTATGATTAAACAGGGCAACCAAGTAAGAACGATCTCACCTACTAAGTCTGTTCTTGCACGTGCATTCCTCAATCAAGAATTCGATTCGACGTTTGCAATCTACGACCTCAGCCGTTTCCTCGGTACTGTCTCACTCTTCAATGAGCCTGAACTGACTCTTAAGGAATCGTATGTTGAGATCTCTGAGGGTGGTAACAAGTTTAAGTATGCGTTCAGCGATCCGTCACTTATCATGGTTGCACCTGATAAGGAAATCGAACTGCCCAATCCTGAAGTTCGTTTCACTCTCACCGAGGATGCTCTTAACCGTGTTATGAAGGCACTGAGTGTATCACAACTTCCTGACATTGCAGTGACCGGCATCGAAGGTCGTATCCTGCTTCAGGCTGTTGACACCAAGGGTGCAACCAATGACTCGTTCAGCGTTGAGGTCGGTGAGACCGATGCAAACTTCCGTATGGTATTCCGTTCGGATAACATCAAGTTGATTCCTGGTAAGTATGACGTATCCATCTCGTCAAAGGGTCTTAGCCACTTCAAGGGTGAAACTGTAGAATATTGGATTGCCGTCGAATCTAACTCCAAGTACGACGGTTAAATGGTTTGCTGGTCCTCTAAGCCAGAGTCCGTGGATGCTAAGACTTCGCGACGGACACTTTACTTTATGATGGAGATTATATTATGTTAGAAGAATTCCTCTGGACCGAACGTTTCCGTCCAAAGACTATTGCGGACACTATCCTTCCCACACATCTGAAGACTGTATTCCAACAGTTTGTCGATCAGAAGAATATCCCTAACCTCATCCTGTCCGGTTCTGCTGGCGTCGGAAAGACAACAGTAGCTAAGGCCATGTGTGAGGAACTGGGATGTGACTATATCGTTATCAACGGTTCTATGAACGGTGGTATCGATACACTACGTAACGACATTGCTCGTTTCGCCTCCTCCATCTCTCTATCCGGTGGTCGTAAGTATGTTATCCTCGATGAGGCTGACTATCTTAACGCACAGTCTACCCAACCGGCTCTTCGTAATTTTATGGAAGAGTTCTCGGCTAACTGTGGTTTCATCCTGACCTGCAACTTTAAGGATCGTATCATCGAGCCTTTGCAGTCACGGTGTTCGGTCATCAACTTCAAGATCTCTAAGGCAGAGATGGCAACCCTCGCAGCTCAATTCATGAAGCGTGTGGTTGTTATCCTCGAGAAGGAGAACGTGCCGTTCGAGAAGGCGGTTGTTGCTCAGGTCCTGACCAAGCACTTCCCCGACTGGCGTCGTGTTCTCAATGAACTCCAGCAGTATTCGGCTACTGGTAACATTGACTCGGGTATTCTATCCAACTTCTCAGATACTGCACTTGCCAAACTCATTAGCTATCTAAAGGATCGTAACTTTAGTGCAATGCGTAAATGGGTTGCAGAGTCTGACATGGATACGACCGAGTTCTTCCGTGCCTTCTTTGACAAGGCGGAGGACTATATAAAGCCAGACTCCATACCGGTTTTAGTCCTCCACCTTGCAAAGTACCAGTATCAGAATGCATTTGCAGCTGATCCTGAAATCAACCTGACTGCCTGTCTCACCGAAATCATGGCGGACTGTGAGTTCCTATGACCTGGTTCAACTGGAACAAAACATGTGCCGTGTGTGAAGATAAGTATCTCAAGTGTGTGCCGTTCCATGAAATGCGGTTGAATACCGATGATGGCGTGGTCTCTCTTGAGATCTGTGAGAAATGTGCAGACTTCTTTGATAAGTCTGCCGAAATTATTATGAAGGGCAGAAAACAGGATGACACCGTTTGATTTTGTAAACTCTATTAACTCTTCTAAGAAGAATCTTATGAAGGGTACCGAGAATGACCAGTTAGCAGAGAAAAGCTACAACGCATTCATTACCAACAAGTCACTATCCTACTTCCAGGATACCATTCAACTGGCCAACATGATGAACTGCAATCATGGTCTGGACAACAAGTTACAATATTCGTTTCTAATAAATATTGTACGACCCAGTAAGCGGTATTCAAAATGGGTGAAAAAAGATAAGGATAGTGATTTAGAACTGGTAATGTCTTACTACGGCTATAACCGTCAAAAGGCCAAAGCCGCAATTAAGTTACTTTCCCCGGATCAAATGAAAACAATAAAAAATAAACTTGATAAGGGTGGAGTTAGAAATGAACGTAGTCGATAGTTTAATTGAAGTAAAGCTGGGTGAGGAAGACGATTTCCTTAAGGTCCGTGAGACGCTGACACGTATTGGTGTCGCATCACGCAAAGACAAGACACTGTACCAATCGTGCCACATCCTGCACAAGCAGGGCAAATATTACATTGTGCACTTCAAGGAGCTCTTTGCTCTGGACGGCAAGCCATCAAACTTCTCTGATGAGGACAAGGGCCGTAGAAATGCAATCACGAATCTCCTGGTTGATTGGCAACTGATTAAGCTGGCAGAGGAAGGTTCGACCAACGAACCACTGACTCCACTAAGCCAGATCAAGATCCTTCCGTTCAAGGAGAAGGATGAGTGGAATCTCGTGACCAAATATAATATTGGAAGACGTGCACCTACTAAGTAAATGCTGCGCCATTCTTTTTAAGATAATAAATGCATTAGATTAATATCGGTCGCAAAAAATAAGATTGTACAAATATCAATAGCTATGGTAGAGTGGTCTTTCAACTAGGAAAGGTTCTCTATCATGGCTATTTTTTATGACTCCGGATCGGCAAAAAACTCGGATTTCAATCCGTCTTTAATTCATCGTCTTAATCCGAACTCACAATGGGCTAAACATTCGTACAATTATATCGCCCTCGAACATATCGCGAAAGCCTCAACTGACTTCAACGAACGGCAACAGGCTCGAAAAGAACTCGATCTCGCCGAACGCAAAATGAAATTCTGGTCTCGTCATCCTGACTTCGACGATTCCATTGCGTACTCATTCCGTAAAAAATTCTACCGATTCTAATCAAAATTAAATGCGCTTGGATTGACTCTGAGCGCATTTTTTTATGTACATTAATCTCAAACTGTATATAATGGTTATATCAAATGTGATTGAGGATTTTTAATTATGCTTACTCTTCGTGATATCAACACTGCCACTAACAGCCGTGATGGTGACATCTATTCAGACCTGTACAAGGACGTGTATGGTTTCCGTCCTCGTGGTACTACGTTTGAGTCGGTCGAAGCTTTCGATGCTGACTTTAAATATCTTTCTGATAAGCTCGACAAGCAGATCGAGCAAGAAGCTATCGAACAGCAGAACAACTTTTATGAATTTGTTTGCTGTGTAGATGACATGCAAAAGGTAATGAACGGTTGTACACGTGAGCGTGCAATTGAACATATGGCTTTTGGTGAAGGTATCAGTAAGGAAGAGTTCGACCACTATGGTCTTGAGATCCTCGAGCACAGACTCAACCTTAAGTATGGTTCAATCGCCAAGTGGTTATCGGAGTAAAATAGTTGTGTACAATTAACCCATAATAGGTTATATTGGCATATATACTAAAGGAGATTATGATATGCAAATAGAGATGTTTTCGCTGCCTACATTGAATGATGGTGTGCTTGCTGTAGAACAAAAGTTCTGCGAAGTATACAGCGCATATCGTAACGGTGAGAGTCTCGATCCGGAGGTTCTTGACTGGATGGATACAGCCAATACGTGGTTAATGGAGTCGAAGTAATGATTAAAGAGACAAAGGGTGGCACATTTGCTCCTGCAGATATTCCGGTGATTAAGCGTGCTTTGCACAGTTATCTCATCGATATCCAGCGAATCGAAGGATATAGTGACCGCGATCCTCATCCTGATCTTTCTTCGGTTGCTAATCTTCTGCATCGACTAGGTCGTATCTCCTAATTAATGCGCCCGTAGCTCATCTGGATAGAGCGCGAGACTTCTAATCTTGAGGCAGTAGGTTCGAGTCCTACCGGGCGCACCAAGCCACGATGGCGGACCGGTAACGCGCGGGATTGCAAATCCCAGGCCTCGTAAGAGAGTGAGTTCGATTCTCACTCGTGGCTCCATATTAAAGGAAACAACAATGAAGATGATTATGTTACTCGGTTCAGGTGAACTGGGCAAAGAGTTTGTAATTTCTGCTAAGCGTATGGGTCACTATGTTATTGCCTGCGACTCTTACCATGATGCGCCTGCAATGCAGGTAGCAGATGCGTATGAAGTGTTCGATATGCTTGATGCACGCAAACTCGAAACCATGATTGACATTCATTCCCCGGATATTATTGTTCCTGAAATCGAAGCAATTGCCACTGAGGTTCTTTATGGTGTAGAGGATGCAGGTATTCAGGTCGTTCCATCTGCACGCGCAGTTAATCTAACTATGAATCGTGATGCTATTCGAGATCGTGCTCATGTGCTTGGTCTTAAGGTAGCTAAGTTTGCTTATGCTGAGTCTAAAGAAGAGCTTCTTGAGATTGCAGAGCAGTTTAACTGCAAGTGCGTAGTTAAACCTGTCATGTCATCATCGGGTAAGGGGCAGTCTATTATTGATCCGAGTCTTGATATTGACATTGGCATTCTAGCTTACCATTCATGGAACTATGCATGTGAAAACATGCGGGGTCTCCGCAAGCGTGTAATCATTGAAGAGTTTATTGACTTCGATTATGAGATTACTCTTCTGACTGTTAAGCAGAAAGATGGCCCTACTCTCTTCTGTCAACCTATTGGTCACGTTCAAGAGAACGGTGATTATCAATATTCATGGCAACCTGAACCATTCAAGAACATTGCAACATATGGCGTAGCTCAGGCTATGGCAAGAGTAATTACTGACGATCTTGGTGGTGCTGGTTTGTTTGGGGTAGAATTCTTTGTTAAGGGTGATACAGTTTACTTCTCAGAGCTTTCGCCACGTCCGCATGATACAGGTATGGTTACAATGATCAGCCAGAACATCTCTGAGTTTGATCTTCACCTTAGAGCTATATTAGGTCTGCCTATTCCAGATATTAAGATCGCTAATGGTTTCGGTGCTTCAGCTGTTATTCTTGCTGAAAACGATACCTATACAAACCCGCTTTATGAAGGCATAGAAGATGCTCTAGAGACACCAGGTGTTGAAGTACGTATCTTTGGTAAACCGGTCTGTCGTAAAAATCGGCGTATGGGTGTTGTATTGGCTCATAGTATAGAAGAAGCCCGTGAAGCGGCCGGAAAAATAAAAGTAGTTTAAGCTATGATTGAAGAAGCCAAAGAGCTAATTGCTACATCAAGTCCACAGTCATCGGTGTATATCGGTTGCGACTCGATACGTTATCGTAAGAACAATCAATGGTATGCAAAGTACTCAACCGTAATCATTGTCCACATGGACTCTAAGCATGGATGTAGATTGTTCCACGAGTCACATGATTTGCCAGACTATGGCAATCTAAAGCAACGTCTGCTGACTGAGGTTAACTACGCTGTAGCTGCAGCAACGGAAATTGTCGACATTCTGGGTGATCGCCACATGGAAGTTCACTTGGATATCAATCCTAATCCGAATCATAAGTCATCTGTGGCAGTTAAGGAAGCACTCGGGTGGGTCAAGGGTTCTCTGGGCATCGATGCCAAGGTAAAGCCTGACTCATTCGCAGCCACTCATGCAGCAGATCATGTTGTTAGATACTAAAATAACTGTGTACAAATAACGCAATATGTCGTAGAGTGAATAATAACGAACGGAGATTATTATGACTGACGTAAAGGCATATTGGATTGTTCATATCGAGTACAGTCAAACCGACAGGGACACCGTGCTTGTAGATGCACCAACTCGTGAAGAAGCTGAGGCAATTATCCGTAACAATGGTTGCAATGCGCGCAGCATTCTTGCCCTTAGGAATAAAGTAAAGGTTGTGAACTGATGAAAGTCTATGTACTGATCCGCGACGAAACTGATTATAACGGTGAGCATGTTGTGGTCGGTGTTTATCCGACATTTGAAGCAGCCGAGATCGTTGGCGATTGGGAAACCGAAAAGGCCCAGGACTGGGTTGACGCCATGCGTGAGACAGGCGATAACATTGACGGTAACTGGGTTCCTAGCTTTCGTATTGAAGAAACGGAGTTTTATAGTGACTAGGTTCGTAAACAGGTTCGTGATCTCTGACCATCACCTTGGTCATACGAACTCATGGGAAAAGTTCAAGTTGGCTGATGGTAGTCCTCTCCGTCCGTTCACCTCTACTGAGGAAATGAACGAGACTATGATTGAGCGTCACAACGCAAAGGTCAAGGAGCAGGATACTGTCTACTTCCTCGGTGACGTTGTCATCAACAAGAAGTATCTCGAGTTGGTGAAGCGGATGAACGGTCGCAAGATCCTTATCCGTGGCAACCACGATATCTTCAAGGACGATGAGTATCGTGAAGTTGGTTTCCAACAGATTCATGGTGTTCGTGTATTTGTGGATAAGTTCATCCTGAGCCATATTCCTCTGCATCCGGACTGTGTAACAGAACGGTTCCGTGTCAACGTACATGGCCATCTGCATGCTAATCAGATCATGACAGGATATTATCCGGATCAGACGATCGATCCTCGCTATCTGTGTGTATGTGTAGAGCAAACTGACTTTACACCTCTTCACTTCGACGAGGTTGAACAAAGAATCCAACAGCGTTGGGAGTATGCAGGATATGAAGGCCCAGGCATCGTGAGCGTAAAATAATTATGTACATTAATTAAAAATTAGTGTACCATGTATAAATAAGAGTTCATTGGACTTGTAGCTCAATCGGGAGAGCACCGCACTGTCACTGCGGAGGTAGTGGGATCGAAACCCATCAAGTTCGCCATTCTGTGTCGGTGAGGGAAACTGGTAATCCGCAGGTCTCCAAAACCTTGAGAACTCGGTTCGATTCCGAGCACCTTCGCCAGAATGTTCTTTGACATCGTTAGAAACTCTTATGTGCGAGTGTAGCTCAGCTGGTAGAGCAAACGACCGATAATCGTTAGGTCACAGGTTCAATCCCTGTCACTCGCACCAAACGGAGGGTGCTGAGGTTGGCTCCTCACACAGTCTTGAAAACTGTAGTTACCGAAAGGTAAATGGTTCGATGCCATCACCCTCCTCCATGGCCCCGTCGTCTACTGGCTAGGACACGTCACTTTCACTGACGAGAAGGCGGATCGAAACCGCTCGGGGCTACCATATTTAGGAACGTGGGCAGGACGGTAATGCAACGCACTATTATTATAAATAGTAGCGAGGAGAATGTAAGATGCTATCTTGCCAATTTTGTAATAAAGAATGCAAAAATGAAAATTCTTTGCGCAATCATCAGAGAATGTGTAAAGAAAATCCGGACAAACACGAATCACCATTTAAAAAATTTAAGGCTAAAAATCCACAACCGTGGAATAAAGGTAAAAAACTTCATTATGATGTTGGTACAAAAGGAAAGCCTAGTACTTTCTTAGGTAAAAAACATACTGAAGAATCTAAGAAAAAACTTTCAGATAAAATTAACGAACGCTATGCGAACGGATGGGAATGTGTTGCTGGCAGGTGTAAAAAATATTCATATTCTTCACCTATTGCCGGTGAAATTAAAGTCGATGGTTCATGGGAATTAATATTTTGTCGATACGCTGATGCCAGCGGCTTAACATGGACAAGAAATACTAAAAGATTTGGTTATATTAAACCAGATGGAAAATCTTCTACATATCTTCCGGATTTCTTTGTTAAAGAATGGAATTGTTATATAGAAGTAAAAGGTTATGAAACCGATTTAGATAAAGCTAAATGGGATCAGTTTCCGGAAAAATTAAAAATATTACGACGGAAAGAAATTGGTGAGTTGGATGAGTGGTTAAAATCAGCACCCTGCTAAGGTGTTTATCGTGAA